CACACGTAAAATGGATAGCTTAAACTTAGGCATCTTACCAATCTTCCACGCATAAATAAAAGGAGGAACTAATGGCTCTAGTTCTTAATACGAATAGCTATGTAGAAATCGCAGACGCTGATGACTATCTTGATACACGTATTGACAGTGCTAACTGGTTTAACGCTGACGATGAAATCAAGGAACAAGCTCTTGTCACTGCAAGTTTACTTATAGATGACAATTCTTGGATTGGTTCTGCTGTTAGTTCCTCACAAGCTTTGGCTTGGCCTCGTAAGAACGCTATATACAATGATTCTCGACTAGGGATGACTATTACTATAGCAAATAACGAGATACCGAGTCGTGTTAAAGTGGCTGTCTACGAACAAGCACTACACTTAATTGATAATGAAGACTTACTACAGGGTACTACTCAAACTTTTGAGAGTATCTCTGTGGGGTCTATCTCAATATCAGATAGTAATGGTGATGTTACACGCACTCCAATTAAGTCAACACAAGCAACTAAATCTATAAGACCTTTATTAGTTAAGGGTTCTGTAGGTCAGGGAGCTGGTTGGTGGAGGGCTAACTAATGTCACTCAAGGCTAAAGTGAGTGCCGCAGTAGATAAGGCTTTTGCGGCTATAGGAGACTTAGCGGTCTCTGGTACTTTATCCAACAAAAATGCAAGTAGTTACAACTTTGCCACAGGCACAACAGTATCTACAACCACTAGTAAAACAGTAACAGTATTTATAGAATCAACAGACAAGGCTTCTGATGGTGCTTTTCAATCTAAAGCATTACTCAAGTCTAACGTTAAAGTTGACGGTTACGATACTCTAACTGTAGGAGATACAGTCTACAATATAACTGACTTCCAAGACGATGGCTTTGTAATAACATTGTCAATGACTAGGGAGAAAGCTAATGTATGATTTAATTTTAAGAGACGTTGAAGAAGTTTTTGGCTCGTCTTCATGGACAACCAATAACATCAATACTTATCCTATGAACTATCTTGGTTCTAAGGATTCAAGTAACGAATACGTCTTGATGAATGTGTTACCTTCTTCTAGTAGTAATTATGCATTTGGGGTAAGTAAAGAGACTACTGGTCTCGTAGCGGTAAAAATATTTGTTAAAGCCGGTGACGGTCAGGGAAGACTAATGGCAATAGCCAACTTACTTGACACCGTCTTAGACAATAAAACACTATCTAACGGTACAAAGCTAGGAACATCATATTTAACAGTGGAGGGGTTAGACCCTTCGAACAAAGCACTTTATAGTGCATCTTACATCATTCCATTTACACATTACGGAGAATAACAAATGGCACATATTTCAAGCCTAGGTGCTGGTATCTTCACATACCTTGACATCTTCAAAGGCACAATCCCAACTGGGACAGACACAACTGCTGAAATGGCGGCACTATTCGTAGGAACAGTGGACGGAACTGCAGACGCAGACCACGTCCGTATGCCTTCAGTACGTGAATTCCCTTCAATCGGTACACCAGCAAACATCGTAAACGTTCCTGTTTATGGTCAAGTGACATCTTCACAAGTACAGGGTCAAGCTGACTCACCTACTTTAGAAATCACTGTAAACTACGTTGCAGACGACATGACAGAAATGCACGCTTTAATCGGCACTAACTGCGTATTCCGTTTCATGATGACTGCTTCTGCTTGTACACAAGACGAAGGCGCTTCTGCGACTTTAGCTAAAGACAACACAGAGTTTTACTTCTTAGGTAAAATTGAAGCAATCTTGGTTAACCCTGCATTAACAGACGCAACAACTGCAACTGTTACTTTGTCAGCACAATCAGATTTCTTTGGTCCAGCTACAATAGCGGCTTAATAGAATAACGGGGTTCCTCTTTGGAGGAGCCTCACTAAACAAGAGAGTTAACAATGGATAAACCATTCAGTAAAGCTTTTGTCATGAGGACAACTTTTCGCCACATGCGCAGAAGTGTAGATATAAGTATTCGAAAATCATTTGAAAGATTTAAAGACTTTGATAACGAGTCAACAACAGGTCGTGAGATTATGGAGACATTAAGTGTCTTACATACAGTACGTAAATTGTTAGACGACTTTCAAGCAAACAATCCAGAACTATTTTCAGAAAAAGATAAATTAAATTAATATAATAGGAACAAAACAATGAAACATCTCGTTGGTAAAAAGATAACATCAAAAGTCCCATTCATGGGCGACGAAGTAGAAGTGAAGAAACTAACTGTTGGCGAAATACTAGAACTACAAAAAGTAATTGCTAAAGTAGGTAATAGTGAAGACGCTGAATTACAAATAGGACTCCTTCGTGATATAATTAAAGTAGCAGTATTAGGTGCTGATGAATTATCAGACGAAGACTTCGACACATTCCCTATCGAAGAACTAAACAAATTATCCACAGCGGTTATGAATACATCTGGCCTTGGTGGAGGACTTGAGGGAAACTAACTGGTTCTGAAGAGACTATCTTCGAGATTGCATATGAGCTAAAGATGCCTGTATATAAACTACGGGAAGAAATGCCATATGATGAACTCTTACAGTGGGTCAGTTATTTTAAGAAAAGGCCAATAGGCTATAGGGAAGACCAGAGAGCGTATCTAGGGCTACAAGCACAAGGATACAAAGGTCGCCCCGAAGACGTGTTTGCTTCTTTGAGGCAAATGAAAGATAACATTCCAGCTGAAGTTAAGTCTCTACCAAAAGGTAAATTCTTAGAGATGATGATGCAGTCGAAAGACTCTGATGCATCGGGTTGGAAACCACCTTGGATGAACGATGGCAAAAAATAATTTAGTCTCTTTGGACGTAGTAAACTTTAGGCAAGAAATAGAACGCATAGAGCGTGAGATTAAAGAAACTGCTAACAAAGAAATAGAAGAATTAATACATTATGGAACAAATCAACTTAAGATAGTAACCCCCGTTGATGAGGGAACTGCTCGTATGGGTTGGTTTGATGAAATAGAAAAGAACAGATATGGCGGCTTTAGTGGTGGCAATATCATAAACGAAGTAGAATACATAGGTCGCCTTAATCGTGGCTGGAGTCAACAAGCTCCTTCTTACTTCATAGAACAAACACTAGTTAAAATCGGCGTTATTACCCCAAGCTGATTAATATATTATGCCCTCGATGGCTTCTCCGAAATGCGAGAAACTTATCGGGGGCTTTTTTATTAAGGAGACACACAATATGAGTGGTGTAAAGATTCGGGTAAGAGCAGATGCGGCTCAAGCCCAAAGAGAAATAGGCAAGTTAGAGAAGTCAGTTGTTAGTTTAGATAAACGAGCACAGGCTACTAGCAAAGCCTTTAAGAACCTCGCATTAGGAATAACTGCAGTGTTTACAGGTGGCGCTTTAACTAAAGGGCTAACTCGTAACGCAGACGCAATGACTAACTTCTCTAACAGAGTAAACCTTGTTACTAGAGACATGAAGCAAACTAAAATAGTTATGGATGAACTATTTAAGATTGCCGCTAGGTCTCGTGGTGATGTAGATGCGGCGGCTGAAACATTTAATCGTTTTGGTTTAGCTCTACAAGACGCAGGGAAGCCTGTTAGTGAATTATTAAAAGTAACTGAAGCAGTACAAAAAGCGGCTGTTATATCTGGTGCCGGAGCGCAATCAGCTAAAGCGGCTATTGTACAGTTAGGTCAGGGCTTAGCCTCTGGTCAGTTACGTGGACAAGAATTAAACTCAGTACTAGAGCAGATGCCAAGATTGGCTCAAGCTATTGCTACTGGCATGGGCATACCTTTTGGTGAGCTACGTGAACAAGCTATGAAAGGCAAAGTTACTGCTGAAGCTGTTTACCAAGCTATACTTAATGGTGCTTATGAGATAGACCAAGAATACAACACACTTACTGCTACTGTTAGTGGCCTTGCTACTGTGTTCGGAAACGAATGGACAAGAGCTATAGGTGAGCTAGATAAAGCTGTAGGAAGTAGTGCGGGTATTAAAGATGGTTTAGAATTAGCAACTATTGCTGTAAGAGCCTTTGGACAGAACATTGGCTTTATGGCAGGTATTGTTAATGCTGATTTATTATTAATAGACCAAGCAATCAGACAATTTGCTTTTGATGCTAAGAACGTTTTAAAAGGATTATTCTCTGGTGATATTACTAGTGAAGATGCGGCTAACGCTATCATAGATACTTTTAATAACGCTAAAGAGAAGATTAAAGGCGGCACTAAGATTGCTATAGAGTTCACTGTTAAGAAGATGGACTTGATTAAGACTATGCTTCCGAGCATGGAAGAAGCTAAAATCAAAGTATTTAAGTTTACTCAATTTATTAAGAACTTGTTTAAAAGACTACATCATGCAGTCGTAGGCAACTCTTACTGGACAAGTATGTTCGACCCTTCTAAGAAGAAGTCAGGTCAGAAGCTTGCTATAGGTAGTGATTTATCTGCTTATCTTGCAGGGCCAAAAGCACAATTAACTGCTTGGGGTGCTTCTATACAACAAATCTTTAGTGACTTACACTTTGAAGCTTATGATAGTTGGCAACAGCTAATTACTTCTGTTAACGAAATTGGTTTAAGACCCTATGTTGATATGAAGTTTGAAAGCGCTTGGACTGCTTCTATAGGAAGAATTAGTAGTACTTATGATACTCTAAGAGCAAAGCTTCTAGAGAAGACAACTATTAATCCAGACATAGTTCCTGACTCAGCAAAGATTGGTGAGACTACTGCTACGCTGAAGAACAACATTAAGTTAAAGTTTGACGAAGAATCACAGAAAGCTTTAGATTTACTAGGGACACTAGGAGCGATAATACAAGGCACACTTGCATTTACTACAGGTAAAATTGTATTTGAATCTGTTATTAAATCAGGCGGTGCTACTCAAGAGTTCATTAAGACTTTAGCAAAAGACTTAGAGGACAATAAAGAGTTAATCGGTACTGCTTTAAGTTTAGGTATTGCTCTTGGATTCAAATATGGATTTGCTAAAGTTATTGGCGGCGGGTTAATTCTATTCAACGGAAAAGAAATAATTAACGACCCTAAATTCCAGAACTCTCTTGGAGACTTTGGACAAGGTTTGGGTGAGTTGCTTGACGGCATATTTAATCAAGAAGGTGGAGATGCGGGCGAAAGCTTTATTAAAGGTCTTTCAGACTCTATACAAGCTCTTGGCGAAGGTGTCTTACAAGGATTGTTTGGACAAGGAAACGTAGTTCAAGTTGGAGATATACTATCTGACGCAACAGTACAAGAAGGCTCTATAGACTTTTCTGGATTTGCTAAAGCATTTACAGGTGGGTTAACAGCGGCTATTGGTGGTGCTGTAGTAAGCAAGACAATTAGAAAAGCATTATTCTCTGCAGTCAAAATAGCCTTTGTTGGACTAGGTAGTCTTACACTAGGATTAGTAGCGGCGGCTTTCGGAGCGGCGTTCTTCGTTGAGCATTGGGATATAGATACAAAGCTTTCTAAATCTGCTGATGACTTAGGCACTAAGATGCTTACTTACTTTGGTATTGAAAGCAAGTTTGCTAAAGACTTTACGGCAGGGTTTACTAACACTATTGGAGTAATGATACGGTCAGTTCTACTGCCATTCAGAAACTTAGGTCTTTTAGTTAAAGCGGCTATGGATGATTCTTATTCAATGAAAGACGCTTTGTCGGACATGAAAGATAACACTATAGAGCTGTATTCAGACATTGCTGAAATCTTTATTGCACCTTTCAGAGAAGCATTTGAGTTTATCAAACAAGGTTTTATAGACATAAAGAATTCTGCAAAAGACTTTATTTTCGGAGACGGGAAAGGTTCTGCAGACGGCTTTGACCCTAATGACCCTAAATACAACAACTACCAGTTCCCTCTAAAGAGAGCTAATGGTGGTCCAGTAAACGGTCCGGGAACAGGTACATCAGACGACATTCCAGCAATGTTATCTAATGGTGAATTTGTTATGCAACAATCTTCTGTTCAGAAGTTTGGACCAGCATTTATGGCGGCTATAAACCAAGGTATTATGCCTGAGTTTAGAAAAGACGGTGACGGCATTGGTGACAGTTTCTTTGGTAAAAGAATCAAGAAGCGAAGCTCAAGACTAAGTACTGCTTATGATAATGCTATTGACCGTCGTGATGTTGAAAGTGGTCTTAAGATAATAGAACAACTTAAGCAACTAAATGACTTAACTGAAGAACAAGTAAAGATGCTTGAATCAGGTACTAAAGGTGCGGCAGAAGGTCTTAAAGGAGACGACAAAGACGTAGCCGCTCTTAAAACAGCAGAGGCTTACGCGGAGAACTTTAAGCAAGCTTTCGCTAGCGGCTTATCAGAGTTGTTGCATGGTGGTGATTTGAAAGATGTACTAGGTGGTCTATTAGACAACTTTACTTCTTCAGTGATTGACTCTTTTGCATCTAGCTTTACAGAAAGCGCTTTTGAAAACTTAACTCCAATGTTAACAGACCTTTTCAAAGGTATTGGTAGCATGGGTGGAGGTGCTGGTGGTGGCTTCGACATAGGCGGCGCTATTATGAAAGGCATAGGTTTCTTTTCAGGAGGTGGAATGGCTCAAGGTGGTACTGTACCATCTACTTCTTATTCACAAGCAGGAAAAGACTCTGTCCCAGCAATGTTAATGCCGGGTGAAATGGTATTGTCTAAGAACGCTGTTAGAAACATGGGTTCTCAAAACAACTCATCACAACAGTCATTTAACATAAACGTGCAAGGCGATGTATCACGACAAACTCGTAAAGAGATTGTTAAGATGATGCCTCAAATTGCTGGTGGTGTAAATGCTACAAACAAAGAAAATAATAAAAGATAACTACAATGGTCATCCCTTCGGGGGTGGCCTTTTTTACCAAAATCAGGGGTAAAAATTAGGCTAAAAAAGTGGGGTTTTTTGACCCTCTATAATGAAGAAACCCAAAAGGAGAACACAATGATAATCGCAACTTTAATTGCACTAACTTACTTTTACCTACTATATGTATTAGTATTAACACTATATGAAACTTACCGGTCAGACAGACCATAACCTAACGGAGATTAAAATGTTTAAATTTTACAGAGGCACATGCCAACGAGAAGCTAACGAATTAGCACAGGATATTCAAACTCGTAATATCACACACTGGACTGATTCATACGACAACGCCGCTAAATATTCTAAAGGCGCTGTTATTGAAATTGAGATGGACGAATTACCACCTCACTTTAATTCATACTCTGGCATATGTCAGGGCGATGCTACACACGGTACATTCCGTGAGTGGTTACTAACACGAGCATACTTCGAAGGTATCGCTTGTAACTTTGTTGAAGAATCAACAGTACACAACCATTAAGGAGATTAAAATGGATTTTATATTTACTGGCATAGAAGACCTGTTTATAGGTTTGATAGCTAGAATAGTTTTACAGCTATTCCTCATGGGGGTAATTCGCAAAGAAAAGTGGATTGTTCCTCACTGGTCGTTTACTACTGTAGCGTCCATCTATTACTTTATTAACATCGAACCAGCATCATTCTTGATGATTGGATTTATTTCATTAGACTATATTGTAGCAATACAAAGATACCTAGCAGGGAGAGCAAAATGCAAATCACTAAAAGCACGGAAGACCAAGTAATCCGTAACAGAGAATACTTCGACAGGGCTATAATCTTTCAAGGTTGTAGTTCTGTTGGCGGATTCACAGACATCGACGCTTGTTACGATGTAAAAGGAAAAGCACTAATCCTCATAGAAGTTAAACGTGAGGGTTGTGCAATCACTACAGGACAGAAGATACTGTTTGAACGTCTTGTAATGTGGTGTCAGAAACCCGTATATGCTATTACAGCATGGGAGAACACAGATGGTGATATCATCTTAAAAGATTGTATCGTAAAAGAAATCAGGATGAAAGACCCTGAGACCGGCAAATCGACTGTTAAACCTTTTAAGGGTCAAACAGTGAAACAGATTGTCAACTATATTGAAAAGAAACATGGAGTAGCATAATGTTAGCATTCACAGCAACAACCGTAATACTATGTGTAATCTTTTATCTTGTAATCACAGATAAAGGAGAAGATTAATGGAACTATT